TTCAAGAACTTTTATTTTTCTTTTGACAAGAGCCATTACTTCGCCATGATTGTTAAACTTACCGTTGGCACCCAAATATCTGGTGCTCTCAACCATCTCTCTGGTAAACTGCTTCTTCTGACCTGCGCTCCAAGTGTTCTCAAAATAACGTTCAAACTCTTCGGGCGGGAACTTGCCACGGTAAGAGTCAATCTCTTGCTGTGACATATTCGGATTCCAATAGTCTTTTGCTTTTGCGCCAGGGCTGCATCTGTGGCTGAAATACAGAAGTGGGTCTTCGCCCGTGTTGTATTTCTGGAACAACTGAAAAAGGATGTGACCCTTATCTGAAACCGTTGAGTCAATGACACCGAGTGCGTTTGGAACCCATCGGGTAGAGCCGTCAAGCTGAACAAAGAACTTCGGGTTCTTCATGTCGAATATCTCAGAGAATGTATAACCCGTTATGTTTGACACGATACCAGAGAATGATGATATTGCTCTTATCTGAGAAACAATATTTCCAGCAGAGTCTTTTATCCTTATCTCTTTCTCCTGTACGTTTTTAACTCCAACTATAGATATTAGCTTTGGGCTGTTAAGAATTATGTCTCTTATAATTTCATAGTGGACAAATTTGGTCTGCTCTTTTGAGTTTGCACCCAGCACTATCTGCTGTCTGGGGAAGTTAAAAAACTTCCAAAGCTGTATAAGACAGGCCAAAAGCGAGTTGTGGGTAACCGTGAAATCACCCCTAACATAACGACCATTGCCGTCCAACATGAAACCGTAGTATTCATCCTCGCCAACTGACTTTATACTTCTGATGCCAGTAACAAGAACATCTTTCCAGTCACTCCTTTTCCGGCACTTCTTTCTAGGTATAAGCGTTGGTATAATAGAACAATCACCAGAAATACCTATCGTATAATATTCGCCAATAAACCCTATGCTCTTTATGCCCTTTTTACATTTCTTAATTTCGGCATGGAACCCCAAAGACCTCGCTAAAAATACAATGTCATCAGACAGTGTTTTGTTTTTCTGTGTTATCTGGATAGACTTTCTGTTAATATAACCATCACTGTCAATAAGGCCAGCTAAAACCTTTAGCCTAACCTCTCTTGAATTTGTCTTATATACCCTGGGGATATGCTTATTGTTAAGTATGTTGTGTTCACGAAGCAAGTTAAGTAAAGGGTTGTCTTTCCCCCTGTCGGTAACAAGGCTATAGTGGGAAGCCTTAGATTCTTTCTTGCTTTGGACGGTAATCCTCATACCCATGCTGTCTGCAAAACCATATAAATAATCAACAACCTCCTTGTCCATTGTGGTTATAGCTGGGGCACCTGAATCCCCATCCCCAAGGAACATACCCAAAAAGTATGGGTCAATAGGAACGTACTGTTCTTCCCAGTGAACAGGAACCCTATAAAGTAAATGTAAACCCTTCCAACTCTTACTCTTCTTTTGAACCTCATTAACGGTAATATCAATAATCTTACCAGCGTTTACGTCGTTGAGTGGTTTGCCACGTTTAAACAAACCATTTCTTCTACGCTTCAGTGTTAGCTTGTGGTCTCCGGTAACCACCATTGGCTCGCCACGCATTGGCATAACTTCAAACATTTCTTCTTTACCGCTGGCTAATGACAACACGTTCCTTGGGGTGTTATCGTCTCCCATAAGTTGGTCGCCAACCACGATATCCTCAACCTTTTTAACCGTTCCATCGTATGTAAGTACTTGACTTCCCTTGCGAAAACACTTACCGTCACCCCTCATCCAACACAAAACTATAAGCCGATGGACAAATCTGTTGCGCTTCATCTTAAGGGCTTCTCTGGCTATCTCTTTTTGCCCATCCCATATGGGTGCGTATTCGGGTGGCATTTCCCCAGCCAAAACCCACACGGGTACATCCGAACCTTTGGGATAAATCTGTAAGCGGCAGTTTTCGTCAACCCACTTTATAAAACCCTCTCCGCCTTTTCTGTATTCTATTGGTGTCGTCATTGCTACTCCGTTAATAATTTTGGTTGAAAGGATTGATTTATACGTTCTTCTGCTATCTTAAAATACTTTTCATCTTTTTCAATCCCGATAAAGTGTCTATTTAAGTTTTTACACGCAACGCCAGTTGTTCCTGAACCCATTGTGAAATCAAGGACGGTTTCGTTTTCATTGGTGTATGTTTTTATGAGGTATTCCATTAGTGCTACGGGTTTTTGAGTGGGGTGTATTGACATGCTGCCAACGGGTTGATTAAACAATAATAGTTCATTTGGAAATCCGGTTTTTGCCATATATTTTTTACCTATTTGGTTTTTCCTTGCACCCATCATATTACCATGCCAAACCTTAGAAACTGTTTTTTCTTTTAAGTCTATTACACCCTGAGGATTATAAACCATTCTTTTATCTTTCAATAAAGATACATGCCCCATACTTCCCTTGCTAAAAATTAAAATATCCTCAATTATTTTCATGGGTCTATTTTTACTATGTTGGAATCCGACTGCTTTTGTTTTTTTCCATTTCCAATCATATTTATAATTATTAATATTTGACATCCTTAAAGCACTAGAGAACGGCTCAGAACCAAACAGGACTATTGCACCGTTCTTCTTAATAATCCTGTTGAGTTGTAACCACATCGGTTCGAAAGGAATAATAGAATCCCATTTACAGGCGGTTGTGCCGTAAAGTTATGGAGGGTCTGCAAGAACCATATCCACTGACGAATCAGGGATATGTGGCATCTCTACAAGACAATCGCCATGTATAAGAGCCTCTTGCAAACCCAAGTCTCCTTGTTTAATCATATTAAATAATCCCCTATTTTTGATTTTAAGTTATCCCACTCATCTTGGGTCATATCGTTTTTACATCTGTTTTCAAACCATGATAAAAATTGTAAATTATCTAAATCGTTAGTTCCACCTTTGGCTTTTGGTATTATATGGTCAAGAGATGGTTTTTTATATTTTTCATATCCACTTAAGCACCACTTATGATATACAAAATTGAATTGCTTATCATTGTAGAATTTTAACAAATATTCTTTATACCACTCAGATGAAACATCCCATCTACCAGACCTTTTGCTAATACACCCATTTTAATAATTTTGGCGGAAGGTACAGGACTTGAACCTGTATGGCTTTGACACCGCTTGGTTAGCAACCAAGTGTATTACCATTATACTAACCTTCCGATTCTTCTTTAGGCTCTTCGGTTTCTGGTTCTTCGGGGTCATCATCACACTTCCTGGTGTATTTTACACCATGACCTGGGTTTATGTCTTTGGCAATTGCTTTTTTGTCTTCTTCGAAAAGTGTATCGTAGTAATCTGGGTTTGCGTCTTGTGGGGGTGCGTCTGAAAAGGATTTTCCAACGGGTTTAAGTCTTCCCCTGAGATTCTTTATATCAAGATATTCTCCGTCGATACCCATAGAACGCTGGGTTTTTTCAATAGAGGAGATGGTTTCTCTTATCTCTTTAAAGATGGGATTAATTTTCATTGCCCCCTGTTTGTTGTAGTAAATAACGGAATCAACAGCATAGGCTTCAATTTTTAATATGACTAGCTGGTGATATAGGGGTATAAGGTGGAGGGAGATTTTATTGAGGAGAAGCTGTGTCATCTTATCCCCGACAGAATTGTCTATGGATTTAAAAACAGAGCTTATATATTTTATCTCTGCCTTGCATTTTTTGTTTTTTCCTTTTGCATAGGCACAAACCTTATATATTGGGCACTTTTTTACTCTGCAATTACGAACAGCATCCCAGATTATCCATGTGTTACCCTCTTCGGTAATGCCTTTTGTTGGGTCTGGCATAAACTGACGTGCGCTTTTTTTAACATCCTTTTTACTTGTACTCTTCTTTTCTGTCATAGTGCCCCAGTGTGGATGGGAGGGGGGATGTCTTGAGGGCTAAGTTTTTTTTGGCTTGAGCCTCTCTAATTAATGCGTCAGTCCACTGGCTCCCAATTTTGAGTAGTTCTGTTTTGTTTATGTTTTGTATCGGGATAGACTTGCCGTCTGTAAGGACAATAAATGATGGCAGGTTGGGTATTAGATATTCTGTCTCAACTGCTATTTTCGGCATACTATCTCGATTTTTGGGAAAAAGTGTCCTTATGAATGTTGGTGATTGACCAAACAAACAGCCGTCTTACGGCAAGTGAAAAGTCGCTGACAAAAACTTTCCATCCCGAAGCGGTCTTGAGATTGTAGACCCTCTGTTCTGCAACGGTACACACTTTGATTCACCTTTTTGATTCATTATTTCCAAACATATAAAAACAGGATTATTGATACTTTTTAAGTTCTCATTACCATACTTTGTATATTTTCGCAAGCACTATTTTTCAGGTTTGCAGTGTTGTGACCCGAAAAGCACCACTCCGGCATAAATATAATTTGCCCTGACATACCTTATAATACGCTTTATCTGCTTAATAACGAAACCACACTCACCCAGATTTGACGTAAGAGCCATGTCTTTTAACAGCCTGTCTATCTCAATC